TTACCCGCCGGTGGTGGAAATAATTTATTATGACCTGTGCTTAACAGACCTAGTACGACCAGTAATATCAAGCCACCTCTTACCCACTTGTTCATCAGTTGCCATCTCCTCTTCAAGATAGGTGCGGTACACATTCGGGTAATCTCTACTCAAACGAGCTAACGCCCTGTCCCTTGCTCTCCGATAATTTCTCTGACGAACGGCTTGTGCCTTCGCAGTTTCTATCCTGTTCTCTACTTGCTTACTCATTTACTAAACCTATCCACACAATTAGCGATAGTGGCTAGGACTATTGGTGTTATCTCTAGGAAGTCCATCACTAACTTGGCATCTTCCTCAGTAGTTTCATACTGTCCCACCCATACCTTGCTATCAGGTGGAGACTTACGATACCAGTCAATAGCCTCTAGGACATTCTCTCCGCCCCATATAGCTATCCCCTGACTATCTGATACCTCATAGAAAACTATCGTTCTCTTCTCCGTACGAGGTAATTCAAGTACATCTTTCACTTATCCTCCTCTACTATTAATTTAATTAGTTCATCACCCAAAGGATTTATCCAGTAATAACTTGGCACAACACCATTTTTTACTACATCAGACACTAAACCTGATATGAATTTTTCCATAGCTAGTTTACTAATCTTGAAATCGTAGCTCTTTCTACCAGTTTTGTATTCAGTTATTTGCACTTGCTCTTGCCTTCTCTCTCTTGATTATTTCATCTTCACAATCTGAGCAGGTATCTGACCTATATTCTACCCTATCAAACATCTTATTGCAGATATTGCAGTCTATTAACTCCTCATATCCGCCATTGTAGGCGTAATCATCACCAAATAAGTAGGCTGGCTCACTCACTCGCTACCTCCCTCGCCTTAACAAGTATTGCCTTACCCTCTAGCTGGTCAAAGGCTCTCCTGACCGCCCTCTGTAAGCCATTACCTGAGTAATTAGGTGCGCTATCTTCCGCCAGTATTACGCCCTCCTCTGCCGTATTAAATAGCTTTACACTCACCCGCTTCTCAGGTTCATCAACCTCAGTTGCTACCACAATAAAGGCATAGTTCTTAACCATCACTAGTTCGCCCTCTCCTTTTCTCTCTCTACCGCTTGATCCATCATACAATCATCACAAGCGTAGCTCCCTTGGTACTCGTTATACCACTCAGGTTTGGTTATCTCCCACCCGCAAAACTTGCAGATAGATTTCATTTCATTTCCTCTCTCTCTTTTGTTAGTTGTATCAGCCGTTCGGCTGAGCTCGCTATCTCTCTCATATAACTAAGGCAATCGCACTCGCTTATTGGTACTAGGTGATCGCCACAAATTGCCGGTGTATAGGCCATTACTTAACCTCTTCCACTACTACATCATCATAACCTTTAACCTCACGCCAAAACTCTGCCACTCTTTCAGCATCTATTTTATGAGAGTAATGTTGCCAGTTAATCTCACTACCGCCTACCCATACTGTATAGCTCATTTTCTCTCCTATCTGTAGTCAAGAGAGCGTTCGCTCTCTCACTCTCTCATTAGCTTTTAATGAAAGACTACCATTGCCTATCATATACAATAGGCAAAGATAGTCAAGCATTAACTCATTATGATAATTCTACCGCTATCTATTGCAGACTTAACCCAATCCGCGCCCTCCTTATCAGGGGCAGAATTGATTATACCTTCCTTGATTTTGTCCTCTATCTCTTTACTCATTTGTTCACCCCCTCTCTCTTCATCTCTTCTTTAAATAATTTGGCGGCCTGCTCTTTTGTGTAGTCGTAGTAAGTGCGGGTCAATAAGTACTCGCCCGCCCCCTCTCCCACAAAAGCGGACAAGACCAAAGCGCCCTCGTTGTTTCTGTTGTAGGTGATAATCATCTCGCGCCCTCTCTCTCTTTCTCTTGTAGTTTTCTCACTCTCTCCATACCTGCCATATGAAAGCTCGCCACCTGGTCAGCTAACCAGGCTATACCACCGGCAAAGGCAAACAATCCTAAAACCCAAAGGGTAACGAGGATTAGATCAATAAATATCATTTAAATCGCCCCCTCTTGTATATTGATCATCTCCTGAGCGTATCTATAAAGAGCGCTCTCTTCATCGGTGATCTCTTTGGTGGCGGTATCAAACCAATCGCTGAAACGGTAGGTCAATTGGGTAATTTCTGCCCCGTCGTGTAAAATTTCAAGATACGAGGCAGGGCCTCCCCAATTAAGGGTAATCGTTGTTTCTTTGATTGTGCTTATTCCTAAGGCGTAGTTATAGAGTTCCTCTTGAGCCTCGTCTACCTCGTTTGAGTTGCCGTCTAATCTCTCGTAGATCTCTTTTAAGGTTGCCTCTTCGCCTGCCAAATTATCGGCAATGCGATCAGCGCAATGTCTTGCCTCTTTTGTATCGTTCATTTTCCTATCCTTTCGGTTTGCTGACCTCGTCAGGGGGTGAGATACACCCCGACACCCCTCGCGGGGTGTTTCGGTCTAGTTGTAAAGCGGAGAAGAGTTTCTAATCAAATCAAAAATATTCATTGCTAGTAAAGCTTTGCTCGCGGCGGTTTGATCATCTTCAAAGTGATAAGACCAAACACCCTCGCAATCAGGGTTTGCGGTGTATAGCACTATGCACTCATCATTTATGCCTAATCTTTGGCCGTTTGGTAAGTCATAAAAGAAGAATACAAAACACCCCGCGCCCATCATTTCCAATTCGGGAAAGTATTTGAAATCATCAAAGGTCTTTTCCATTTCTTGCGCCCAATTTGATGTGGCGGCGGTGTAAGTATTCATTAGATTTCCTCTCTTTGGATAAAATAAGTTATTTCGCTCGTTTGGTAAGTCTCATCATTTTGGTCATAATCGGTAGGCTCTTCAATTTGAAGATTTATCGCATTATCAAGGTTTACCAATTCATCAAAGGTAAGTTCACGATCTGCCGTAAACTTAATTTCTATTTTGTAGCGTTGCATTATTTCACCGCCTTTTTGTGGTTTTGTTTTGTGCATTTTCCACAGATTTGATACTTAGAAAAAGCGACAAGCAGATCATTATCATCACCGCATTGTTTGCAAGTACTATTCATTATTTGTTTTCCTTTTCTAGTTCACCGATAACAAACCAAACAGAGTCAATATCTCCATTTTCTATACTATCTTTAAGCATTTCTGCGAGTTCTTTATTGTTCATTTGTTGCCTTCCTTTGGAGAGTCTCCCCAATAGGTAAAGGATAGCAGAAAAAGGATAGAGGTGTCTATCATAGTTTTATGGTGAGTTTTCAGCTGGACATAAGGGGCAAATAGGACATAAGCAATCAATCCTGGCAAATGTGGGCAAAGGGTACGAGCTCCAAATGGTGGCAAGGATTGGAATAGAGAGGCGATCAGGTAAGGGCAAAGGGTAAGAGGTGAGGGCAATTAGTCAGGGTCAAAGGTGGCAAGGCTTTGCCATTGGTTAGGGTTAGTTAGTGGAATTTAAAACAGTTTTTTAAATAAATGGGGGAGGCTAACATAGCCGAGGCGGTAGCAATCCACGACACCTCTACCAATACGGGACAAGGCAGGGCAGGGGGGGCAGGGGGTAGCCAATACCCCGCAAAACCGACCCCCCCTTGCTTAATTTCGTTGGAGTGTATACTGTGTACCCCAAATAAATATATTTCCTAAAGTGAAACTAGCTAGTCCGTAATGTCCGTTTTGATATACTTTGTATGTGAGGTGTACCACATTTATAAAGATATTTTGTGAGAAAACGGGAAATGACCTATTTTTCCCGGCTTATATATAGTAGGGGAGTAAAACGGGGTGTGATGAGTTTTACGACCAACATCGCTACGGCAAAGCCTCCGCGATGCCCCCTAAGGGCGAGCGAGGCTTTACCCCTCACTTCGCTGTAGCTCGTTCGGGAGCGTAACGTTCTAGTGAAGCGAACCGAACAGCACACACACACTACGCGGCAGGTGTAATAGATTGATCGCTCCACTATCAATTTTCCTCCCCACTATGTAAAGTTATCTCGTGGAGTTATCCACAGGACTATCCACAAGGGAGATTAATGGCTGAGAACTCAGCAGACATTGCAAAGAGAATTATTCTCAATTGCGTTGCAGAAGCCTTCACTATAGAAGAGGCTTGCAAGTCAGCCGGCAAATCTATGAAGACCTACGAGTACTATCGTAGAACTGACAAGGTCTTCGCTGACAAGATAGACAGAACTAGGCTAGGTCTTAAGGACAAGCAGTTCGCATCAGGTGATGCTCACGATCTATCCTTCGCAGAATTTCGTCAACGCTATCTTCATAATAGAACCTTCCCCCACCAACAGAACTTGGTGGATGTGATAGAAGGTAAAGATCCTTCCTGGCTACATACCTCAATGAAGTACGAAAAGGGTATAGCTGAAAATAGAATCTTAATTAACATTCCACCAAACCACGCCAAGTCAATCACCATCACAGTTGATTATGTAACCTGGCAGGTTTGTCGTAATCCTAACTTTCGTATCCTAATAGTTTCCCAAACCCAGCGCTTAGCAGCAGACTTTCTCTACGCTATTAAGCAACGTTTAACGCATCCTATGTATGAAGATCTACAGACTGCCTACGCTGCTGGGGTTGGGTTCAAATCTAAGTCAGCCTCCTGGCAAGCAACTCGCGTTACCTTCGGCGATGAGTTGCGTGAATCCAGCGAAAAGGATCCCAACATAGAAGCAGTTGGTATCGGTGGTCAGATCTACGGTAAACGTGCAGATATGATTATTGTTGACGATGCTGTGACCCTATCAAATGCTAATGACTTTGAACGCCAGATCAAATGGCTTACCCAGGATGTTAGATCTCGTCTTAACCCAACAGGTAAGTTAATTATCATTGGCACTAGAGTAGCTTCAGTAGATCTATATAAAGAACTACGTAACCCTGATAGGTATCCCGGTGGTATAGTTCCTTGGACCTACCTAGCAATGCCAGCATTATTAACTGCAGATGAGGATCCTACTAAGTGGGAAACTCTATGGCCTGCCTCTGATCAACCATTTGATGGACAAGCTGAAACGGATAAAAACGAAGATGGCTTATACCCAAGATGGAACGGGCGCAACCTTTATAATGAACGACAGAGTATGGATGCTTCAACTTGGGCGCTCATTTACCAACAACAAGACATCTCTGATGATGCAGTTTTTGATCCTGTGTGCGTTCGCGGCTCTATTGATGGTATGCGTAAGAGTGGTCGCCTTACCCCAGGTCATCCTGGTCACCCAAAAGATTTAAACGGCTTTTCTATAATCTGTGGTCTAGACCCAGCAATGATTGGGGATACTGCAGCTATCTGCTATGCGATAGATCGCATTAACCATAAGCGTTATATAGTAGATGCTATAAAGATTACTAGACCTACCCCGGCACAAATAAGAGATTTAATATTTAACTGGACCTCTATCTACGGTCCTAGTGAATGGATTGTAGAGCGAAATGCTTTCCAGTCTTTCTTAACCCAAGATGAGGGTATTAGATCACACCTTGCAACTCGTGGCGTTATATTACGAGAGCATCACACTGGTAACAATAAATGGGATGCAGGCTTTGGTGTAGCTTCTATGTCTACCTTATTTGGAACTAAACAGCACGATGGTAAACACCATAGAGATAATCTAATGCACCTTCCAAGTGATCAAACTGAAAATGTTAAATCATTAATAGAACAGTTAATTACTTGGTCACCTACTACTAAAGGCAAGACCGATATGGTTATGGCCTTATGGTTCTGTGAGATACGAGCAAGAGAGATGCTCAACCAAGGTATACACGCTAAGCATCATATGACAAACCCATTCCTATCAAGTTCTGAAAAACGCAAGAGAATGGTTATTAACATAGATGAGATGCTTAATGAAAAACAAAGAACTTTTATCTAAGGAGATAATATGCCAGCACCACTAGTAATATCAGGACTTAGCGCATCAGCTAGATTAGCAGTAAAGAAATTTGCTGAAAATCAACTTAAAAAAGCAGGTGCTCAAGGTGGTACTAAAGTAGGACAAACTGTTGGTAAAAAAATATCTGAGTCTACTAAAGCCCCAAAATATCCTTCAGCACAAGGTAAAACAATTTCTAGTAAAGTACAAGGTAAAGTATCTACCACATCTAAGTCTGGT